TGGGACATTTATAGAGATGTAAGAACAAATACTGATCAGTACATTTTTAACACCCATACCTATATTTCAGGTAATACAAATAATGGTGGTGTTTTCAGCCCAACTGTTGGAAATTCAGATTATTACGCTTACTTAAAAGGTATTGAAACATTTGCTAATCCTGAAGCTGTTGATATTAACGTATTTGCAACTCCTGGTATTAACTTCTTCGATCATAGTTCATTAGTTGCACAAGCGATTGATATGGTTGAGAACGAAAGAGCAGATTCAATTTATATTATCGGCGCACCTAATGAAACAGATGCAAATAGTATCGTAGGTGATTTAGATGATGTGGCAATTGATAGTAACTATTCTGCAACATATTGGCCTTGGATACAAATTAGAGATACTGATAATGCAACTCAATTATATATCCCACCTACAGCTGAGGTTGTAAGAAACATTGCTTTAACAGATAATGTAGCTTATCCTTGGTTTGCGGTAGCGGGTTATTCTAGAGGTTTGGTAAATGCTATTAAAGCTCAAAAGAAATTAACATTAGACGAAAGAGATAATTTATATAAAAATAGAATTAATCCAATTGCAACTTTCTCTGATACTGGTACCATTATTTGGGGTAATAAAACACTTCAAGTTAGAGAATCGGCATTGGACAGAATTAACGTAAGAAGATTGTTATTAAGAGCTAGAAAATTAATTTCTGCAGTTGCTGTTAGATTGTTATTTGAACAAAATGACGATCAAGTAAGACAAGAATTCTTAAGATTGGTAAATCCTATTTTAGAATCAATTAAGAAAGAAAGAGGTTTGTATGATTTCCGTGTTACTGTTTCAAGTGCACCTGAGGATATTGATGCAAATACACTTAGAGGTAAAATCTATGTGAAACCAACTCGTTCTTTAGAATTCATTGATTTAGAGTTCGTTATTACTCCAACAGGAGCTTCATTTGAAAATATCTAATCTAAAAGGAGATATAAAATAAGAAAAGGAGGGTAAAAATACCTTCCTTTTTTGTTAATGTTCCACAAGGAACACAAATTAATATAAAAATTATCTATAACGACCGGTCTATTAATACTTTATACTGGAACTATTTAATTAACTATTTATTATTAATATTATTATTTAAGATCTTATACTGGAACTTTTTATACCGGGTGACTGTAAAAAACTACGAAAAATATTTGACAAAATCAAGTTTTTCACATAATATTTTAAAAAAAAATTATTTTCTAATACTGATATATTTATAAGAAGTAAAATAACATAAAAAACTAACAAATACAACATGGCAGATTTACTAATGAAAATGCCGGTTCCTTACGAACCGAAAAGAGTCAACCGATTCATACTAAGATTCCCATCATCATTGGGTATCAACGAATGGTATGTTCAATCAGCTGCAAGACCTAAAGCTAAAATCAACGTTACACCTATACCGTTTTTAAATACTTCAACATATGTTGCAGGTAGATTTGAATGGGAAACTATGAACGTTACCTTCAGAGATCCAATTGGACCTTCTGCTGCTCAAGCACTTATGGAATGGTTCCGTTTACATGCTGAATCAGTTACAGGTCGTATGGGTTATGCTGCTGGTTATAAAAAAGACGTTGAATTAGAATTGTTAGATCCAACAGGTGTTGTGGTTGAAAAATGGATTTTACAAGGTACTTTCTTATCTGATTTGGATTTCCAAAACTTAGATTACTCAAGAGATGATTTATCAACTATTCAGGCTACTTTAAGAATGGATAGATGTATCTTAGTTTACTAATATAATATTTTTTCCTAATACGAGCCGGTATTCTAGAAATAGAGTACCGGTTTTTTTTATTAAAAACTTTACTTTATTATAGTTATAGTATAAATTAATACTATGGACGAATATAGAATAGACCCAACAATTGCATATGATGTAGTAGAATTACCAACTAAAGGAATTTACTATAAGAATAAAAAGAAATCAGTGAAAGTTGCTTATTTAACTGCAGCTGATGAAAATATATTATCATCTCAAAATTTAATTAATACTGGTAAAGTAATTGAAGAATTACTTAAAAGAAAAGTATTAGATAAAGACTTATCAGTTGATGAAATAGTAGAAGAAGATAGACAAGCTATTTTAATATTTTTAAGAAATACAGCATTTGGTTCTGATTATACATTAACCTCAACAGATCCAAAAACAAATAAAGATTTTTCGGTAGATGTTGATTTAAGTGAATTAAAAATTAAAGAATTTAAATTAGTTGAAGATGCAAATGGTGAATATTCTTTTTTTATGGAAAAAAGTAAGGCACCAATAACTTTTCAGTTTTTAACACTTAAACAAGAAAAAGAAATTGATGAAATTAAAAAAAGTTGGAATGGAATTGGTATAGCTCCAATCATCACTAAGCAACTTGAATTTATGATTAAATCAGTTGGTGGTAATAAAGATCCAATGGCAATTAGAGGATTTATTGAAAGTATGCCAATTAAAGATTCACAAGACTTTAGAAAATACGTTGAAGAAAATAAACCGGGATTAGATTTATCCCAAATAGTAACCACCCCATCAGGAGATACAATCCAAATTCAAATTGGATTTGGGGTTGAGTTTTTTCGCCCTTTCTACGGATTATAAAAAAGGTTTACTAGACGAATTATTATTTTTAGTTACAAAGGGTTTTTCTTATAGTGATTTACTTAATATGCCCATATATGTAAGAAGATATTATATTAATTCATTTACTGAAAAATAATAAATAATCTATTTATAAGTATGAGTGTTAATATTAATGATTATATAGGTAAAACTGGTAATGCCTCAGCAGACGCAGAAGCATATAGACTTGCTAAAGTGGCTGATAACAACAATAAACCATACAAATTAACACGAGACGAATTTTTAAAATTTACAAGTAGATATAAAACTGGTAATACTTCATTTAGTGGTTCAGATAGTGGAGGCTCAGGTGGTGGGTTTAATATTTTCGATTTTCTCAATAATGGTGCAAAGTCGTTAGGAAAATTAGGTGGAAATTTATTGGATAGTCAATATGGTAAACCTGAGGAACAAAATTCCGCAGGTATGGTTACTACAGCAATTGAGAAAGGAGGAATTAATCCAGTTGCAGTTCTTGCAAACTTAGCTGAACAATCTGGTGATGCTATATTAAAACAACTAAAAGATGAATCTGAATTATTATCAGATGTAAATTCAAAAGTAGGTATTAGTGGTGAACTATCTGAAGGTTTAAGAAAAGATATGTTAGCAGCTTCTATTGAAGCAAGTAGGTATGGTGTTACATTAAAAGAAATAGGAGAATTATATACTGAAATGTCTGAAAAATCTGGAAAATTTGCATTAATCAATAAAGACTTAATTGATGATGCAATTCCAGTTGCTACTGTATTAGGTAAAACTATGTCTGATATGGCTGATACTATAAGTGAATTTGAAAAGGTTGGTTTAGGTGCGGACAAAACAATAAAACAAGTAGGCACAACCGCTTCAGCAACTATTGGTTTAGGTTTAAATGCTAGAAAAGTTGCCACAGAAATACAAAATAGTATTGGAAAATTGAACGAATATGGTTTTCAAAATGGTTATAAAGGATTAGAAAGAATGGTACAAAAAGCGGTAGAATTCAGAATGGAACTGAGTAGTGTAACAACTATTGCCGATAAAGTTTTTAGTCCAGAAGGTGCAATAGATTTAGCGGCTAATTTACAAGTTTTAGGTGGTGCAATTGGTGATTTTAATGATCCATTAAAATTAATGTACGAGGCAACTAATAATGTAGAGGGTTTACAAGATGCATTAATAGGTGCAGCTCAAGGTTTAGCAACATATAACCAAGAACAAGGTAGATTCGAAGTTACGGGTGTAAATTTAAGAAAAGCGAAAGAAATGGCTGGTGCTTTAGGTATCACTATGGGTGAACTTAATAAAACAGCGGTAGCTGCAGCAGAAAGAAGCTCTGCCGCTGCCGCATTAATGGGTAGAAGTTTTGACATTGATGATAAAGAAAAAGAATTCTTAATTAACATGTCTCGTATGGAAGGTGGGGAGATGAAAATAGTGGTACCAGAATCTTTAATGGATAAATTCCAAGGCAAACAAGAAATTGCTTTAGATTCAATTACTAAAGAACAAAAAGACGCATTAGTAGGGTATCAAGAAAAATTGGCAGCTATGGATCCAAAATCAATTGCTATGAGTCAATTAACAGAAACTCAACAATTAGTTAGAGGAATGGATGTAGTTGCTTCATATATTAGAGTAAGATTAGCGTCTATGGGAAAAGGTGCAATTGAAGGAGCAGCTAAAGAAAAAATTGCAGATGCTAATAAAGCATTAATGATGTACGCTGGTTCATTAGATACTAAAAAAGTTGAAACACAAGAAAAAGATACTATGAATAGTGTTAAAGCGTTTTTTGAACATCCTATTGATTCTTTTACCAAATATATTGAAGAAAAAATAAATGGGATTACTAAACCTAAAGAAGAAAAACCAAAAGAAATTAATACAACAACAAATTCAAATGTTACTGTTACATTAAAAAGTGAAGGACCATTTACTGATTCGTTTAATAGAGAATTAGCAAGAGATTCTAGTTTAGCGATGAAATGGGCTGATGCGGCACCAAACTCATTAACAACACCAAATTCTGCAATCAGAAAATAATTAGATTTTATCTATTTATAATAAAATAAAATAATGCCAAGTTTTTTAGATTTTAATTCCACTAAAAATTTTAGAGATAAGATATTAGGTAGAACATTACAACAACCTAATGGACCTCAAACCTTCTCTAGTACTGGATATATTGAACAAAATCTAAGTGACATTCCAAATATAAGTTTAGGTAATGTTGACACAAATAGAGAAGCTGATTTAAAAGTTATTCAAGTGAGTAATTTGTATAAACCAGAAGCTTATTTTATTGAAGAAAATATTGACACTTTACCAAGAAGAGCTAATTTAAGTTTATATCCATATTTTATACAAGGAAATTATAATTTATTTGGTATAATGAATACCAACAATTATGATACGGAATCAGAATTATTTAAATTTGCAGCTTATAATATTAGAAATAATACAAGCGGTCCAGTTTATGCAAGAATTGCACAAAATATAGAAAAAACAACTTTAGGTAGAGTTAGACTTTTAGATGCTTTAAATGGTAATTCTGCAGCAGCATTAAATATTATTACGGGTAGAGAACCTTTAGTTGAATCAAACTATTCAATTACTGTAGATCCTAGAAATCCTTCGGGAGTACCTACAGATTTCTTAACGGCAGTAGAAGGACAATCTACGCCATTTAGTATTATACCGGGAGATTATTTAAGTAATCCTCAAAACCCATTAAATTATAATTCACAAAACCCATTACAATTAGGTACATTACTTAATGATGCAACAGGTGCTTTAGCATCTATGGTGGGCATACAAGGAAAACCAAAAATAAGTCCAAGACCTTCCGATATTTTAATACAATATATGGGACAAGGACAAAAAAATAGATTATTTGATTTAATAAGTTATTCAAGATATTCACCAAACTATACATTACTTTCTGAAGTGAATAATGTTCTTCAAAATGGATTACAAATTAAAGCCCCAATACAAGTCCCTGGTAACACTTACATAGGTGACGATAGATACTTTGACGTAAAATACTCAATGAGTGATTTTTGGGATAGAACAGTAAAAGGAAACTACTATACAAGTTTAATGTTTGATAGCGGTTCCGCTCAATTATTTCATAAAAGTAAAAATATAACAGAGGGTGGTCCAATCGGCGGTAATTTAACTTGGTATAGTAAACGTTCTAAAAATCCATTAGGTACTAATAACAATGAATATAGTAGTTATGCAAGTACTTTTGAAAGTTCATTATCAACTAAATTTGTTTATAGAAGAGATTCCATTTTAGGTAATACACAAGAATTATTAAATTCATTACCAACAGATGGAGCATCATCTCGTTCACATGTTGCAAATGCAATAGATCAAACAAGTAGAATTTTTCAAGAGGGCGACTTAAAAATATCAAGAGGTTCTGCTATAAAATATACTGATTCATTCGGTAAAGAAACAGGTATTGAATATTGTAGAGTATGGACAAAAGATAGACCTTATTTTCATATGGATGATACTATGAAAAGAACACCAATAATTAGAAAATATGACGGTAGTGTTTTAGGCGGAAAAGGTAGAGTTTGGAATATGAGTATTGCTCCCATGTCAAATGGTAAAAAATCATTTGAAAATTCAAGTAATATTGTTAATGGTTATCCATATGGCGGCGGATATTATGCTAAAAAATATATGTTTTCAATAGAAAACTTAGCATGGAAAACTTCAAATAAAGATGGATTCAGAGTTTCAGATTTACCATATTGTGAAAGAGGCCCAAATGGCGGTAGAGTTATGTGGTTTCCACCATATGATTTAAAAGTAAGTGAACAAAACTCAGCAAGATGGGAAGAGAATTCTTTTTTAGGAAGACCTGAACCAATTTATACATATCAAAATGCATCTAGAAGCGGACAAATTTCATTTAAAGTTGTTGTCGATCATCCAAGCATTATGAATCTTTTAACAAGAGAATTCTTTAAAAAAATGACAGATGAAGAAGCTGACAATTATATTAATGCAGTTTTTGCAGGATGTAAAGATTTAGATTTTTATAATTTAATTCAAACGTATACAATTTTAGATCCTGATGATGTTACAAATATTCAAAAATATTTAAACGCCGGTAAACCAAAAGAAATTATACAAAAATATACATATACTTCACATGAGATACCAACAAATCCGCAATCTACAACACCGAATGTAACCAACCAACCAGATGAATTAAATGCTCAGTTATATTTCATGAATGATAGACCTAAAATCGGTAGCACATCTGGTAGAACAAGTGAATTTTATGGTGCATTGGAAAGTGAATATTATGGTTATAAAGATGAATATATAAGTAATTTAGATAAAGATTTAAAAAGATTAGCACTAGAAGATAATGCAAATTCAAAATCGGATAGAATTACAATTTTCACAGGTAACGGAGATATTTTACCTGCAAACACAAGTGGACAAACAATAAGTTTACAAGTTAAAAAAATTACAGATGGATTTGAATTATTAAACAAAAACTTTACAGATTTAACTAATAAAATAAATGAAATTAAAATTGGATTAAGCGGTAATACATTACAAGAAATTAATATTGTTTTATATACATCAACATCTGAAGTCGCAGAAGATAATTACAATTTTTATTTAGGTATAAGAAGAGCATATTCAATCATTAGTCACATATTTGAAAATATAAGTAATGGAACAACACCTAAAGTTAAATGGTTTGAAGATGATGAAATAAAAAAATATCTTAAAGCTCAATTTATAGATGTTAGGGATACATTAAAAACATATACTTTTGATGAATTTGGATATAAAGGTGTTGAAGGTGGAAAAATAACTGTTGCGTTTTCAACACGTGGTGAAAATACATCTTTAAATAATGCTGGTGGACAAGATAATTTAAATTGTAAACAAGCAATTAAAACAAAGTATGGTTTAAAAAATTATGCTCCTGTTGCTTTTTTCTGTAGACAATCAAACATTAATATTAAACTTACAAAAAAAGAAGAACAACCAAAAAAACCAGTACCAGGAAAAAAACCTATCCCAACAATAACAATAGATCCTGATGGTGTACCAGAAACAATATATGAACCAAAACCACCAATAGATGTGATGAAAAGAATTATTATGAAAACATTATCCGAATGTTTTTATTTTAAACAATTGGAAGATAATTCACCTATTGCATTTAATTCTTTAAAAGAAAAATTAAAATACTTTCACCCTGCGTTTCATTCTACAACACCCGAAGGTTTAAATAGCCGTTTAACATTCTTATTACAATGTTTACGTCCTGGTGATACTATACCTATAAAAGGTTTATCGGATAATTCTGATTTAAATTCAAGAAATACATCATTTGGACCACCACCAATTTGTGTAGTTAGAATTGGAGATTTTTATCATTCTAAAATTATAATTAGAGATGTAAATATTTCATATGAAGACGGTCCTTGGGATATGAATCCAGAAGGTATTGGGTACCAACCAATGGTTGCAACAGTACAATTACAAGTAAGTTTTATTGGCGGACAAGGTTTAGAAAAACCAGTTGAAAAATTACAAAACGCATTGTCATCAAATTTCTTTGGTAATACTGAAATTTTTGATGAAAGATCCATATCAACTGCCACAACTATAGACGGTAAAAAAACTGATGATTTTACAAAAGAATTTTTAGAACAATTAACTAAAAAACCTGAATTTCAATTAATATCAGACATCAACACACCGGGTACACAAGTTATTCAAGGAACAACAATAGGGATTTATCAAAAAGATAAAATAGATTATACACAGTTTGTTAAAGACATATATTCTAGTGTCGATAACTATGTTAAATTATTTCAAAGTTCATATAGTGAAATTCTATCAAAATATGGAAATATAATTGCAGGGTTATTATTCGCTTCCAAATATAGGCCTAAAAATAATTTAGATGTTCTTAATACACCATCATCAACAATTAATTTAAATCTAATTGGTTTATTTGACGATAATAAAGATATGTTTTATTATATTAAAAAACTTAAATCAATTGTGGATATTGAAATTGAAAAAAGAAATTTAAGTTTAGATATTTTTAAAATATTTGACTCATCTGGAGACGAATTAACGACGGAAACTGAAACTAGTTTTAAACCAATTATAAAAAAATTAATTGATGATAAACTTGATGGAATCGGAGATTTAAAATTATTTAAAGATTTAGACGTTGCTAGAAATAAAATCATTGAAAAAATTGATTTAGCAAATTTTATGGTTAAATTCGGTAAAGATTCTGAAATATCAGGTACAACATATTATGAAATTTCATTAACTGGTTTCAGTCAAACTGATTTTTATAGTCAATATGGGCAAGTAATAACTTATTGTAATTCAGTATATACATCAATGAATTCTAAATTTAATACTGTTTTAGATTTTGATGTTATTGATGGTGTAAGTAGTAGTTTAGGAAATCAAAATACTAACGATTTAATTTTGTATTTGGTAAAAGATGATTTACAATCTATAAGGGATTCGTTTAAAAAAACCGAATTTGCTGATTTTATTAATGGGGAAACCGGTTTAAGTTTATTAGAAAAAGTTAGTATTAGACTACAAAGGGTTTTACCAAAATCTGGTATGACGGTAGATTATGGTGATATAAAACCAATACCAAATGCTAAAAATGATAAACAATTAATTTTTCCTGCTAGCATGCCAATTGAAGTTGATGTAACAGATCCTGAAGCAATAAAACCAATTATGAATAAAATTTGGGTAAGTAAAAAAACGCCACCTACAGGAAATAAACTAAATTATTATAAACCATAATATGAGTAGACAATATTACGATAGATATCAATTTTTTGAAAATGATGGAAATTTTCAAATCGTACCGGGAATTGAAATACCAATTAAAAGTTCCGACAAGTATATTCAATATAAAAGAGGTAAAGATAGGTTAGATAAAATTTCACAAGAATATTATAGTTCACCCACTTTTAGTTGGTTAATATTACAAGCTAATCCGTTAGCGGGTAGTGTTGAATTTTTAATACCTGATAATTTCTACATAAGAATACCATTTCCTTTATTAGACTCTTTACAAGATTATAAAAGTGGTGTAGAATTGTATAAATTATATTATGGCGAACAGTAAATTAAATAGTAGTGAAAACATACTTGTTAAGGTTGATCAGAACAACGTTATTCTCGTAGATCCAAATAGTGTTATTGAGGGTGGTAATGTTGCAATGAGAAACGTCGCATCTGAAAATCTTGTAATGTATGTTAATTTAGAGGCAGATTTAATACCAAGAAGTATTTTATCAGTATCAGGTAATCAACAAACTACAGGTAATTTATTATCAATAGCTAAAGGTACATTTAATGTTTTAAGAAATGCAAACGGCGGAGATTTAGATACAAGCTGGACAGATTCATTTGTGGGAAAAGATACCGTAATAACAAAAGACGGTAAAAAAACTACAATAGCCGCAAATACTGCCGATACATCCGCGCAATCATTTGGTATTGAAAGTATTAACATAAATGTTAAAGGAGCTAATTTTATTCCCCAAGTTAATATTAATTTTGTTGATGTTAGGGGTAAAACGCTTTTTGAATCACCAGAAAATTCACCATATAAAGCATTTTTTCATTTACCATGGCCTATATTTTATTTAACAGTTAAAGGATATTTTGGTAAAGCAATAAGATATAGATTACACCTTACTAAGTTTACTTCAAAATATAATGGCTCTAATGGTAACTTTGATATATCAACAACTTTTGTTGGCTCAACATATGCATTTTTAAATGATATTCCATTAACAGGAATATTAAATGCACCTTATATGTATGCTATTGAACAAGACAAAGAAGCACAATATAACCCAAATACACAACAATATACTAAAACAGTTTCAAAGTCAAGTAAAGGATATACGTTATTGAAATCAGTTTATAGTGATTATGTATCAAAAGGATTATTACCAAAAAGTTTTTTAAATAATCCAAAAACATTAAGAGAAATTATTAGTGTTGCAAAGACATTAGATAAGATATTAGAAAGAGAAATTTTAGATCAGAAAGTTGATTTTCATATATTTGACGGAGTAAAGGAATTTGAAAGAATAGTTCAAGAATTTTTAACATCGGTAGAAACATGGGGACAAACACATTTAAGTAATGATTCAGTAACAGATAATGGGACTAAATTTACTTACTTAGCAAAAACAGAAAAAAACGCATTAGATAATGTAAAGAATTCTAAAAATAGTAAAACACTAGAATCAATAATTACTAATTTTAAAACTAAACTAACTAATACTGCAATTTTTACAGAATATAAGTTAAATGAATCTGGTGCAAATTTTAAACAACAAACTTTTAATTTTGTAAATGGAATACAAAATATAGATTTTTATATTGACGTTAAAAATTCAAATTATGTTATTAAATTTAAAACATTAACAGATCAGATTTTAGAAATACAAAAATCTTTTGTTACACAAAGAAACAAATTACAGGACTTTGTTGAAAAAGAAATGAACAAAGTTATAAAAGACCCAAAAAAAGGTATTGGTTTTGAACCAACAATTAGAAATATTTTTGGGGTTATAATGGCAAATGCTGATGTTTACATAAAATTATTAAAAGATGTACATAATAAAGCATATGATGCAGGAAATAAAAGAAAAGGTATTCTTAAAAATTATTCTGATGAAACACCAAAAGACGATCATATATATCCATGGCCTGAGGTAAAAAAAATAGATTCAGATGCAAAACAAAAAGTTATAGCATATCCTGGTGATCCAGATTTACAAGTGGCTTTACAATCAAATAGTCCTTTATTGTGGCCTGAGGTTGATTTTGTTGAAAATTATCATGGAACAGCAACAAAAAGAATAGATCCGTTGGCAGAAAAAGAAGGCGGTATTGGTGTAATTAATTATGTTTTTGAAAGTAATACACCAAATGTTGACATTTTACCAATAACAGATGCCTTTGATATTGTAACTTCAGTACCGTATGGTGATAAATCAATTTCAAGTATTATATATGAAATTTACGAAAGAGGAAGATATGCAACATTATTAGACACATATAATAACAATACAATACAAGAATTATCAAATAATGAATTTGACAATATTTCAAAATTATTTAAAGAAGATAGTGATGTTGTGGACATTTTAAGAACAATAACTGATACCACAAAATTAAAAGAATATATTTTATCATTTTCACCATTTGAAAGATATCCTTATTTCCAAGATAAATTACCCACAACAGGTTATTTAAAAAATTTAGAAGAAGTATCTTTTCAAATTGAACAATATGGACAATCTTTAAAAACACAAAAAAATAATTCATATGTTAAATTAAATAAAAATTTAACAAATTATATATCGGAGGACTATAGAAAATCAATATATCCATTCAGTTCAAATTTATATCTTAATTACATAAACAAAAGTGAATTTAATTTAGATGATTTAGCTGTAAAAAATTTTATTAGCGTAAACACAAAAGAAGGTTTAGTTAGTACGCCAATTGATTCATTAATGTGGGTTAAAAATGGATATACTAAAAATTTATTTAGTCAAGATTTAACTATTTTTGATAAAGGTTTAAATAAAGGATTTACAAACATATTAAATACGCCTTATTTTCATAAACAATTATTTACCGATTTTGCCAGTCCAAATTCTTATGGAAAATATGTGGGTTCCGCATACCTTTTATTAAATTCATTACCATTTTTAGATTTAGAAAATAACGTAGAAAATTATTTTACATCTTCAGGTACGGTACTTAGTAAACCATATAAAACAAGAATGTCTTCTTTATTTAGAGAAGTAAACGGTTCACATTATGTGCCATATCATTTAATTCTTAAATGGGGTTCTATATATCATAGATATAAAACATATATTAACGATAATAAGGATATATTAAGTGGATTTTTAACAACGGGTAATACCACTACACCAATTAATACTAATTTATTTTTCAACAATTCATATACAGGAACAACGTTTATTGCACAAGCAGGACAAACAGATTATGTATTAACATATGATATTAAACAAGATAGAAGTAGAGTTTTTGTTAATAATAGTCTTTTAGCCCCATCACAATATTTTGTAACAAATAATCTTGTTACTTTGCAAGTTCCATCTTCGTTGAATGATACAATTATTATAATAAATGACGATTATTTATTTTTTGGTACAAAACGTGACATTGATCACACAAGTCAAAATGAATTAGGTATACATCCATTTTATGATGCAATATTTCACCAAATAGTTAATGGTTATACTAACTACAATGTGTCCTTAGGTAATACGGATTATGTTTCTTCTATACAAAGTGGCACTACAAATTTAATTTACAAATCATTTGGCGACGGCATTAGATATTATTCAAATTATGTCAATAATTCAACAATAAATAGTAATGATAAATTTTATACATTATTACCATCATCAGGAGATAATGCAATTGGAAATTTGGCAAACCCATACGTTAGCGGGTTTACTTATAGTCAAAAAGAACAATCGGGATTTAAAATAATTTACCAAGATGAATTATTGATAACTGATTTTAGTGGAAAAACTTTTGCTAGTTATTCGCAATATAATAGAAATTACGACGGAGCAATTGTAAAAACAAACGATAATAAGTATTCAATAAGTTCAGATTATAGAAAAGTAATAGATTTAATTGCAACTTTTAGTCCATCAATATTGGATGAATTTGAAAATTGTTTTATAGACTTTGCAACTGAAAAAATTAACGATGAAATTCCATATCATAAATTTGAACCTTATTCTGGTACTAGTGGAATGCATTCAGTTACATACGATAAGTTCCAAGATTTATTAAAACAAATTGTTACATTACCAATTGATAGTACAGATCCAATTGATCCTACATCATTTTTGAATGTTTTAAAATCAAAACAAAAGATTAAATTACAAAACATCACAAAGAAAATTTTAAGTTCAGATAATTTAATAAAAGTGACAATTGGTAATTCTAAAGAAATAATACCACATATATGGTATGGTTTTGCTAATATCGATAAATCTAATACTTTAAAATATGATGCATATAATGCATTTACACAATCTGGAAATACTACACCTATTAATTTATATCTAGGTGAAGATATTGATGGAAACTACCTTAATTTTTTCTCAATTAACAATATTGAATTAAGTGAAGAAAATGTATTATTGTTTAGACCGTTAATATACATATTCGCCGGCGGTTATAAGGAAGGTAAGTTTAAAGATAAACCAGGGTTTCAAAGCTATTTAAAAACAATTTTAGATAAAGCATCTAATAGATTGGAATTATATTTAAATCGTTTAACATCACAATTACCTACTTTACCACAAACAAATGCGGATAATAAACAATTAACAATTTTTAGCGGTTATCAAGATACGGCATTAAAACTTGAAGAATACAATTATTTTAAGGTATTCAATGATAAATGGGTTGCAGGAAATTCATTAGGCGCAAGACCATTAATGGAGGAATTTTTATTTTTAGATAAAGCAAATAAAGATATCGGAGATGTGGCGTTTTTAAGTTTAGATAAGTTATTATCGCTTGAAGATCCTAAAAACGATAAAACAAATCTTTATAGTGTCATTTCAATGTTATTACAAGGTACTGGTTTTGACATGAGAGCATTACCAGCATATGTTAATTTTTATGGTACAAACTTCTCAACAAAATCAAAAACAATACCATCAAAGAAAATCGCACAAAATTTATTTGGTACTTTTTTAGATGTAGATTATCAAGAATCATCACCTAAAATTATTATACAATATGTTGGTCCAACTTCTAAACATTTAGAAATGGAGGATATAAAACAAAAGGAAAATAAATTTAAAAATGATAGTGGTAATTTATTTCAAAATGCTCAAAGTCCATTAGTTGTTAATGTATTAAATAATGCCAACATTGGTGATTTGTATAAATCAAATAAAGTAGTAGCTTTTGAAGTTAGTGTTGGCGATGAAAATCAAGCAATGTTTAAATCAGTACAACTTGATCAGTCATCACAAAGAGAAACATCCGAGTCTATGCAAGCCGTTGAGGATATGGGTAGATCGGAATCAGGTTCAGGTGTCGGACAAATGGATACTGGACTATTTGACATTTATAGATTAAGATCATATACTTGTGAAGTGACTATGTTAGGTAACGCTATGATTCAACCAACAATGTTCTTTTATTTGAAGAATATACCAATGTTTAGAGGTTCATATTGGATTACCGATGTATCACATCAAATTAGACCAGGTAATATAGTAACAATATTTAAAGGTACTAGAATACCGTACCAATCATTACCAAATCCTAAAGATTCATTTTATTCAAGTTATAGAGTTTTATTTGATAAAATTCAAAAAGCAGCAACAGCTAGAGTTAAAGAACAATCATTAATTACAAACGGTCCAAATAAAAACGAACAAATATTACAAACAGATAATGGTTCATTCCTAATTGATACTGGTGATACTAAGAAATCACCAAAAGGTGAAGAGGTATTAAAAACATCAGGAGCGAATGAATTTGGTGTCGGATGGGGTGGATTCAATGGTGAAAAATATATTGTTAAAGTTAAAAATCCGCAAGTATCTAAAAATACTAATCAAACATATTTTAGAGCTGTTGCTTGCTTAATGGGAGGTAAAAGTTACAACCCACTTGATGATGTTGATATGGCTATACTATCTAGGGTAACTAATAAAACTAAAAATAGTGGAGACGTTAATCATAAAAACATTTTATGGAATGATATTAAAAAAGATAATAATCACTATTTTTATGCTATAAAATTTGACTTAAGAGTATCTGCTAATTTTATTATAAGCGCAAAAACAACATTTACCAATCCTTCAAATGGTAAAACAATAACAGTATCTCCAATCCCCGAAAGTACAACTGAAATAAACCAATCAAACATATCTGGTGCAATACATAAGGGTCCACCTGTGGAAGGTTTCGGAATTGCATTATCTCAAAAATTAATGCGTGATTTAGGATTAAATGACGGTGACGTTGTTTATTTTAATATGGATAAAGGATATTAATGATATTATAGATATTTATATAAAAAACCATTATGGAAAATAATAGATTATATAACACAGTAGATCAGTTCTTAAGCCCAAAAAAGGTTAAAAGTACATCTCAAGATGGTATGGAAAGAGAAGAATGTGATTTAGTAACAGGAGAATGTTACACAATTAGAGAAAAAGACGGAATAGTTGAAAGAATAAATAAAAAATACATTACCAACGACGGTAGACAATTATTACAAGATTAAGCTATGTTAGAGAAAAAATTACAAGAAGAATTAAATCGTTATAAAGCCATCAATAGATATGGTAAAACGATGATAATGGAACAAGATGCTCCACCACCAGCAGATGCACCATTAGGCGCAGATGCGCCACCTACAGCACCATTAGATGCGGCAGCACCTACAGATCCTACAGCAGCACCTTTAGACCCTACAGCAGC